ACCTGTAGTGAATACTCCTTTCCTGCAGAGTTAAATCCTGGGGAAGCTATAGTTTTCCAACAAGCCCACCTACATGGTAACTACAACAACACTACAGATATTACTAGATGGTCTATGGATGGTAGGATTTTACCTAAAGGAGGGCATTATCACCGTAAGGTACCAGGAGGATACTTTAGATTTGTTGGAGAAAGGGAAGATACACGTAAAGTTGATAAAAATAAGAAGTGGATTTCGTATGCAGGCTGGAATTCTAAGTTTTCTTCACCGATCCCACTACCTATGCAACGTGCTATTATAGAAAAATATTGTGATAACAATGAAATTCGAATTAACGACTATCAATTTGAGAATGAATTCCTTGACTGGCAGCCAAGTCTTGAAAAATTCATAGTAGATTACAACATTGACGGCATAGTACTGTGTTCTATTTACAGTTTACCTGATAATCCTTTGAGAAGATATGATATTCTTAAGTTAGCCGTGGAAAATAATGTAGAATTACACTTCGCTAACGAATTATGTAGTGTTAGAGGACCTTCAGACATAGACCACATTCAGAATATATTTAAATACGTTAATGAGAACACAGATCCTAACGAAACTCTAGGATTCACAACCTTTTAATGGAAACTTATAGTGATTTTTACTTTAAATCTCGGCTTTCCCCCAGAGAATGCATGGATATCGTAGATTTAGGCACTAAAACTAGTAAAACTCATTCATCTACCCTGTTTGAAGCTGAAGATATTAACTATTTCTATATAGTAATTAAAAGAGAAGAAAAATCTCAATGGATATTTGATAGATTTAAGAGTTATACCAATTCTCTATACCCAGACAATAGTGCAAACCTTATGACTGAGGTATATTTACATTTTTATCCTAAAGGATGTAAGTTTTTACGACATAGAGATGATGCAAAGTATCCTGATCAAGTTCTTAATGTAGGAGTTACACTATCTACTGATTATAAAGGAGGAGAGTTTATAGCATACGGTGAAAATAAACCAGATAGAAAGCTAGGAACAGTAGCAGGAGAGTTCTACCACATGGATGCTAGTACTGAGCATGAAGTTTTAGAGGTAACCGAAGGTGTTAGAGTATCTCTTATACAGTTTTTTACTTTTAATGATCTATATAAACCAACTACTATATGAAAGTATTAGTCACAGGAACTACCTCAGGGTTTGGAAAGTATATTCTAGAGAACTCTAAATTTAATATCATACCTTATAGTATGAGAAATAAAAATATATTAACTGCTACTTTAGAAATACATGAAATAGACCCAGACGTATTAATCAACCATGCTTACGAAGGTACAATGCAATCAGAGCTGTTTTCAAGCTTAGTAGATAAGTGGATTAATCAAGATAAGACAATTATTAACTTCGGAAGCTCTGCTACTACAGAACACAGCGGTTTTAGTCCTCGGTATGTAGCCGATAAGACACATTTAAATAGAATAGCACATCAGTATAGGTTAGCTTTTCCGACTAAGAATATAAGAATAGTAAATATGAATCCCGGTACTTTAGAAAATAATGATATCGTTAGTCAAAGCTTTACTAGAATTACATTCGATAAGCTATTATCTATAACAGAGTATATTATTGGCCTACCTCAAGACATAGAGATATGTGATATTACTATTAAGAGCACAGCAGTGCAGAAAAAGGGGGTTTTATAGGCCAAAAAACTCGCGCGCATTTTTCCCGCGGTTTTTCTTGCTTCTTACCAAAAAGTTTCTTATATTATAGTATATGATAAAATTAGACGTAAACATAGGAGATACTATCCTAATGGGTAAGTTTAAAAATAAAAGAGTTAAAGTAAAGTCTATAGAGTATGATGAGTTCGGTATGCCTTTAATTAACGGTAAACCCGGTTGTACTTTTAGAATGGTACCTAATCCAAGAAAATGAGCCAGAGTTTTATTACTAGTGCCGTAGTGTTTATCAGTATAATGACTATCTTTCACCTTATTAAAGATATTATACTTAAGAATTATACTATATCAGCAGCACATAGAGAGAAGTTAAATAAAAGATGGCTTATTAGTATAGCTATAGGACTGGTAATACTCTTTTTATTATACTCTTGTGCTAAGTCTGTTGATCCTTGTAATAAGGGTCCTTCGGTAACTGGGGTATTATGTGCTGAGATATATGACCCGGTATGTATAAACGGAGAGACTTACCCTAATAGTTGCTATGCAGAAGCCGATGGATGGGATAACAGCTGTTTAACAAAATGCAGACTAGAGTCTTCACTATGGGTATACATGTAATAGGATTGGCTAATGGACCTATGATAGGTATTCAGTATTTTCCTAAGGAAGATATAGAAGATGATTTTAATGAACTTAATATTTACTTACTTGTTATATGTATAAGGTTTATCTTCTAATAAAGGTTTATTTATTTCCTCTTGTACTACTGATGACTATTATACTAGGATCAATACTTTTATTTACCTATGGATAACAAACCTAATTACGGACTTATACTTGTATGGGGTATTATAATATATCTCCTATGGTGGTTTTGGAAGGCAGTCTTTAGTATCTTTATATAAATATATAAATATATATTACTATATCACTAAAAATTAGCCGAGGGAGGAAAATAGGTATGGCAGAATCACGCAGACTACCAACCCCTTAGGGAACTATACTGTCACCTTTATAGCACCTTTAGGTCAGACTGCCGGCCAATTGCCCGTGTTAGTTTTTATTCTTGATCGGTTTGAGGATGGAGAAGAGACCAAATGTCTTCTACGAAGTATTCGTCTACGTGTCCTTGTTCCAAAAGAGATTGTAGTTTAGATTTAATTTGATCGATAGGTGTAGCGAGGTTAGTCATAGTATATAGATTGATTGATTAATATATCTAAATATACGAACTATATCTTTGTTAGCCAACTATTATAGTAACTATGTTGTATATTAGCCATAGGGCTATACCTAGCAATAGAGGCGTCTGTATATACCTCTCAGTAAATGTAATAAACTTATCCATATGTAGATTATTTAATTATACGTTAACGGCTATAGAGGCTGATACTCTATTCAATAGCTTACTTAACTTAGATGCCATAGATAGATCTATAGTGGTACCTGCTATTAGCTCCTCTAATGAGGCATACCAATACCCATCAAAGAGACCAAAGAGCATATTAACCTCTGTAGGATGATCTACCTTAGATAGCTCTCCTATCATATCTAATACTAACGTTCTATCCTCTGATGTAAAGACCTCATGGCGGTCAAACCTTGTGTAACTACTCATAACCTTTATTTTAATATACCTTAATATACGAACTATATCTGATATATCCAACTGTTTAGGGGTTTATTTTTGCCTATATATAGAAATTTTGTAAGAGGGACACACCCGAACCTGATGTTTACCTACCAATATCCATACGCCTTACTACCTTTTTTATATACAACATATATGATTATATAAGTATATCAATATAGCTTTATATGAATATATATACACTAAGTATTATTAATAGTCTTTTAGCATACAAGTCCTATATCTGCCATTGTCTCCCTTTGATCGAATGGTTCTATGATGATATCTTTATTGAATTGTATAGAGGTGTTGTCAAAGCCGTACACTACCTCAGACACCATTATAGCCAATACACAGATTATAACACCCAGTAATGCAATAACGGCCAGCTTATATGAATCACGTTTAGACTTACTATCATAGTATGGATGATCGGTTGAAGGGTCGTTAAATTTGCGCGTGTCGCCTTGCTCGGAAGAAGATAAACGCCCCCACTCCTTAGTCCTGCCTTCCATCATTGTATATGGTTTGTCCTTCTTATTATTTATTTGTTTAGCCATCCTTTTAAAATGTTTAATAATATAAATGTATCTACCGTTATAGCATATAACACTATACATGTTCTGATAATAGCTACTCTATCGGCTCTTTTACTATCCTCTCCGACTTTCTCTCCTAATGCTCTTGCCCAAGTCCTCCAAAGAGAGACCTTCTTATTAGTTTTCATTTCCTATTTGTCTTGATTCTAATTATCTTATTAGTTTTATCACAAGCCAAAAATGAATATCCTTTACGGACTTCCTTAACTATCTCTTGGTAAAGAGGTGAGCTTAACTCACATCCATTGTAGCCTCTTCTCATCTTTATCGAATTCGCGCGTGGCACTTCGTTCGGGAGAGGAAAAGGCGCCCCTACAGCGCCCTAACTTCCTCGTAACCATCACATATTACCCGCACCCCATCTTTACTTTGCACTATAAACTCTCCTTCATTAATACTAACCAATGTGACCGGCTCCCATTTATTATATCCATTGATATTGGTACCAAGCATTAATAACTTGGCACCTATCTTTTGATTCTTTAATCTTAGTTTTTCCATTATTCAAATAAACTTAATTGTCTTGATGCCTTCTCTACTAGCTCATAAGCGGCCTGAACCTTTCTAGTAGGTAAGAACTTGTTACTATTCCAGTCTAAAACTTCACCGTCTTTAACAGTTAAAGCATGACCAGCTACCATAACCATATAAGTTCCTTTTTGATGACTAGCAATAAAACTCTTTAGAGTCTTCTGTCTCCAGATCTGCTCACCTTTTAACTTATATAGATTCTTAATTTCTCTTTTACTTAAAATACGAAGAGTAAACTTTTTATTACCTATCTCTATTCCAGTAGTCTCAAACCTTAACATCTGAGCAGCAATAGAAACATTATTAGTACCTCTCTTATTAATACGACCGAAGAACTCTTTTACGAACTCATGAGCAGTTTCATACTGAACATTAGTAGCAGTAGCAAGAGATCGAACAACACAGTCGTTCTTTTCTTCTTTAGCAAGTTGAGAATTAAATGATTGATAAATTGAATTAACTGATAAATACATAACCTTTTATTTTAATATTATACCTTAATATACGATTAATATCTCAGACTCACAACTATAAATCATACTTTTTTTTATAAAGTTCCCTATATTTAGTCCCTACTCCTATCTCTTTTATCTCGCTTCCGGAAGGAATTAAGGTAGATCTATTAGTAAGCAATCGATCAGGACATCTTAAATCTGTAAAAGTAAGTAGCTTGAGCCCTCCTCGAGGGCCCTCTACTACTATACTTATGGGAGTATATTTAGCCATTACTGCGGTTATGCAATAGTTCAGTAATAAACTTCTCCTCATTGGTATTCTCAAGACGCATCTCAGTTATACCTTTAGGTTGCTGCTGAGTCCAGAAGTTATGAAATTTAGATGAACCATCTTTCATTTTATATCCTCCGTATTCTTTCATTACCTGATTGAATATAAACGTCTCATACTCTTCAGCATCTAAACGATTACTGAACTCTGTATAAGCTATAACAGTCATATCAGACATTACACCAGATCTAATCTCTTCAGAGAATCTACCTTCAGTAATATTCTTCTTATCTGTTATACCAACCTTATAGCATCTGATGCTCTTTCCATCTACGTTAAGTAAAAATCTAACAAGATAGACTTTAGTTCTCTTATTATCGAACCAAATAGTTTCACCAAGTACTCTATTACTTAGTCGGTTAGTAGCTATTAATCTCTCAATAGTCTGCTCTCTCCATACAGAGCTTGCAGGTCCTTTGGAACTCAAATGAACCTTACCCTCAGGAGTAATCCCCAGATCATTAAGTTTACGAGAAACATAACTCTCTGTCTTACTAATTTGTTTAGCAATATCTGATACTGTTAAACCTTCATACGTTTTAGCTTCCATTAGAATAGTATTTCAAGTTTAGCATTTGATATTCCTCTCTTCTCTTTTATCTCTTCTAATGCCTCAATCATATGAGGAGTCCATTTAGAAGTAGATAAACCTTCTTCACCATTAGTTACAATGGATCTCACTTCTTGAACTCTGAGCTTAATAGCATCATAAGTTCTTTCTAGTTTACCAGCAATCTCATCCAAGACTACTTTCTCATCTCTGTTCTTGATGTTATCAAGATACATGTTCAGGAACGTCAGGCTTTCTGACTTATCCCAGGCTTCATAATAACGTACCGCTTTTTTCACGTTTCGCATAATTAAAATATTTGTTGAGACTATTTTAGAAAACCAAGGCTAATCTCTCATACCTTTACTATAATATAGCTACTTATCCAACAATAACCAACTATATCCAACTATTATTTCTCTCTCAAAGCAATTTTCTTAATATCTAATTTCTTCTTCAACTCCTCATAGAAGTCTGCTATTAAAGAATCTATTAAGAAAGTTCCTCTTTTCTCTTTACTAAATCTACGAAAGAATAAATTAATGTAAGTGTTAGCTCCTTGCAAATGAAGATCATTCTCACAACTATCTATTACCTTTACAGCTTTATTATATGCAGCTAGTATCATATGTTTCTAAAAAATTCAACTATAAAAATTGTTACACTCACAGGCCAAAGAACACTATTAAATAATCTTTCTCTGAGAGTCCATTCAGCGTTTAATCTAGAAGTAGTATAGTACTCTAACCACATGCACCATAAACCTCCAGTAATAATATATCCTAACATAATTCTTTTACTTCTTTGATATGTTTACATTTTTTATGAGCTATATAGCCCCAACAGTCACAATGAAGACCATTTCTACCTTCACGAACAGTATACTCTTTATCTGATGATGCAGATTTAAACTTCCAGTTTTTAGGTTCATCAAATAACTCTTTAAAAGGCTTACCAGCTACTATAATATCATCTAAAGTAGTTTCAGCTGTTACTTCAGTCCAAGAAGGAGTATGATAATGCTTTCCGTTAATATGAAGCAATCCTCCCTTACCTACGTTAGTATATGGAACTGTATATTTCATTTAACCTTTATATAAATTACTTCCCCAACCTAATCTTTGATCCATCTTTCTAATAGTCCCAGCAGCTTCAGCATCTTTTATAATCTCCGTTTCAGCATACTCAGTCTTACCTGAAATAATATTTCTAACATACCAAGCATTAGTAGTCGAACACTTTACACAAGTCTTAGTACCAGGTAAAGCTTTTATCCTTAGAGGATTTATCTCCTCAGTACATTTACAACATCTCATTAGAACGGAAGTTTATCAGATTCTTCAGCCACAGGACCACAGTAGTCTATCTTTCTATAACCAAAAGAAGCAAAAGGCTGCTCACCTATCTCAGTTACATTAGGTCTGGCATTAGGATACTTTTCATCTATCTTATCTGCCATCTTATGAGCTCTTTTACGAGCCATATAGTCATTCTCAGCATAGATATAAACATCTAACTGCACTGCGTATCTTTTCTTATCCCTAGGCATGAGCTAAATTTTGATCTAAGTTCCAAGTAATAATACCTTCAAGATCAGTATAAGGATCACCAATCTCATTCCAATCAAATAAAATAGAATCTACTATCGCTTCAATTCTATCTGCCGCAAGAGTTACCTTATTAGCTTTCGCTACAGACTCTACCTCGGACTTAATATAACTTTTAAAATTCCACATAACCTTTATTATTTATACCTAAATATACGAAAAATATCTCAGTTAGCCAACTAATTGCTTATTTACTTTAGCTCTTCTAAGCAAAGATTCTACCTTCTCCATTCTAACACTTTTGTAAGTATCAGTAAGATCAGTATCTAAATAAGACTTAGTAGCTTCATCCCATCTTTGAGACTTCTGAGTAATCTCTAAATCAGCAGACTTGCCTGAAGTAGTCATTCTTAATACTCTTAAGCTTTTAATTCTACTAATAGTCCAATCCCATCTTACATCCAGTTCTGGTAATCTACCTCTAGACCATTTACCGTCTTCAGACTTAGTAAACTTAACTCCTTTAGAAGTAAGCAATTCAGTTAAAGTTTCTTTCTCTAACTTATCTATATCTCTAGATTGATCATTGATTGACTTAATAAGCTCTGATCTAGATTCACTAAACGTACTAATAAGTTTATCATATTTCTTCTCAATAGTATTCCAAGCAGCAATAATATCGTCATTATGATCTACAGCACATTGCATAAACTCAAATCTAGCTTGAGATTGAATAAGAATAGACTCATCTATATTTTCGTAAGTTGAACCATTATGATAAACTCTAGACGATTCTACTACATCATGCATTTCATCTCTTGACCAATTATCTCTAAGTTCATAAGAAACTATAGAACCATAGCTATCTTCTTTATAATGAAGACTAACTCTAGTATCACTAGTAGCAGTA